CGGTCTTGTTCTCCGCGCCGGATCGGCTTGCCCCGATACGGCACGAACGTCATCTTTGGTGGTGCTTGTTCGGCTGGTTTGCCTTTGAGTTCTGCGAACACGACACGGTAGTAGTCTGCGTCGTCCGCTACGTCTGGGCTGATTTCGATGTGAATCCAGTCGGCCCATGATTTGCCGCCACCGGTGATTGTTTTCCGTGCGTATCTGCGCCACTTGTTGCGGTCACATTTCCATCCGCGCCCTAACGGCTTGTAGGCGTAGTCGACAATGATTTCGATCTGGAGGTCTTCGGCGTGTTCAACGAGCCAGTCGATCCACTTCAGTGCTGTCTTGCGGTCGCCGCAACCGGGGTATGTGCCGCCACGGTAACTGAGATCAATGGCACGGCCGGTGCCGTGGATGCTGGGCTTGGTGCCACCTCTGACCGGCCTACGCATGTAGGTTCCGTTGTTGAAGAATGCTCCGCCCGTGAACTTGACAAACTCTCGGACGAACTGTTCTGTGCCTTTGCGTTTGCCGGAGGCGTAACCTTCAAATCCTGTGTACTTGCGACCCATACTAACTAGCCCTTTCGTTACCCTCATCGCTCAGGTCAAGTATGAATGATCCGTCGATGAGCATCTGTGCGATAACACAGTAGCCGACCATGTCTAGCAGTGTGTCGATGATTGATTCGTTCGCCGGGCTGCCATCGGATTTCTTCATCAGGTTGGCGTACCGTTCAATCTTGTCAGACAACCTGATCGCCACCCCAAACAGTCCGCCTTGCAGAATGTTTTGATGGCCGTAGTCACGTTGCTTTGAAACCAGCAGGTCGGTCATCCGTTCGCTGTCCCACTCGCCTCTGTCTCGTAGTTCAGCGATAGCGGAGTAGGCGATGGCAGGCCACACCCTGATGTCGGTGCCTTCTGTCCTGAACAGTATGTCTCGTTCTTCTCGTACTTTGACAATGTCGATTGGTGTCGGGTCAGCGAAGTAGGAAGCAAGTGCTTTCACTAGGTCTTCTGCTGATTCTTCCCATGTGGTTGGCATGTTCACTCTTTCTCTGATGGTCATGTCGAAACTTAGCATTGCTTTCAATGCTTTCAGGGCACGGTTCCGTATCCGGAACACGTGTGTTTTGGATACACCAAGTTGGTCAGCGATTTGTTGCAACGACAGTTGTTCACTGTAAACAGCGTCGATGACCCAGCGGTCTTCTTCAGGTAGCAGGTCGACTGCGTCGGCAACAATTTCTCTGAGCGGTTCTAGTTCTTCGGATGATTCTTCTGGTTCATGTCCGAAGTCTGCTTCCATCAATGCCTGTATCGGGTTCTCTGGGATGCGACGAAACATTGGTGTTTCGTCACCATAGAACTCTGTTGGTATTTGACGGTTAGCCATTTGTGATCTCTTTGATCAGTTCGACTGCTGTATCGAAACTAATCAGCATTCTACGTGGAACCGTGTGGAAGGTGTCGTAATGTTTGCGGATTCGATCAAACTTTTTTACTGCACCCCATTGATCATCTGTGTCTCCCATGACGACCAGCATCTGGTCGGTTGCGCGTGACACGAACACAACAGCAACCGGTTTGTTTCTTTTCTTCCGCCATCCGGCAACGGTGTCAACGAACGCTGTGGTGTACGGAAATGACTTGGGGTCTGCGTCGAACTCTAGGTTGCGTGACTTCACTTCGACACAGTGTCCGCTGTCTAGGACTACGTCTTGTTCATCTTCGTAGTCTTTGATTTGTTCTTCGGTTTCAGCGAATGTGAGTTCGGTTGCTTCAGCGTTGATGCCGTTCTCACATAGTCGGGCGGCTACCAGTTCGGCGTACTGTTGGCCGATGGTGGCTTCACGTCGAAAGATTTCGTCGCTTGCCCGCTTCATCGTTTTTCCGCCGTGACAATCATGACGATCTTGTCGTTCTCAAACGCTGCGCCTTGGAGCCCATCCAGTGTGGTCTTCACAAGGTTGTCTACGTCGGCTGTGAGTTTGGTGGTGTGATCCCCGAGCGGGGTGAAAGTTATTTCTGTTTGTTGTGTGGTGTAGACGATGTCTATTTGTAGCGGCTGGTCGTAGAACGGTCCGTTCTGTTTCAGGTATTCGTCCCGAATGTTTGCTTCTGCTTCCAGAGTTGTTTTCGGGGTGAACACACGACCGCCCCGCCCAAGGCGTGGTCTGCCTTTGGGTCGGGGTCGGCCGGGGATCGTTATTGTGAACGGCCGTTTGTTCGACCTGCGTCTTCCCATGTTTCGCCCGCTACTTTCTGCACGGCTTCCATAACTGTCCGCGCTATCCGTTTCTCACGATCATTACGATTTGAGAATTTTCCCCATCGACGGTCGGCATCGTATAGCACCGCAGTTATCTCCTCGGGGGATAGCCCGTCACGTGCCGCACAGCAAGCCAGATAAAACATTGTGGTTGACCTGTCTTTGCCCGGTTTAGGTCCGTTCCGTAACACGTATCTTGTGAGTTTCCCCATCTTGTACACGGGAAGTGTCGACGGTATTTCACCGTCGATCACAACATGTTGCTTCGGTGGTTCTTTCCACATGTCGGCAAGCCGCAGAATCTTGTGTGGTGGAACACGGTTGGCGTGTGCTTCTTCAATGAAAAACTCTCTGCCCATAGGTGTCAGGTCGTCGTTCATGATGTACCGCAAACCTGAACCGTCGTTCGGGTACGGCAACCGCACATAGTTACCAACCTGCCCATCTCCCAACGTCACCTGTTTCGGGTTGACCTCGGTCGGTGGCACGTCAGCAACTTTGTGAACCACAAGGAAAGCGTTACGCATCGATTCTGCCGGGATGCTACGTGTCGGGAACAGCCACACGTGATAGCCCTTACGGGTTTTCTCTATCCATGTGACGATGTCCTTCATGGCGAACGCTTCTTGTATGCGATGCGCCGCGTCGTAGTCATCCACGTCGATGTCGGTGCATCCCCATGTGACGATGGTGCCAGTTGACCTGTTCATTGCCGGGTAGATTCCAACCTGTGTGCCACCGTTCAGGTGTTCACGGAACAGGTCGGGGCTGACAGGACGGCGGATGCATCCACCGGTCCATGATCCGTAACAGTCGGAGCGGCCAGCGAACAAGTCGATGTACTTCCTCAGGGTTTCCCCTGTGACACCGTTCACCACCCACCATCCAGTTGTGGTTCCTCCCACACCACCTCAGGTGTTGTGGGGCGGGCAACTAAAGGTCTGAACCCTTTGAGCCTGCCGGTCCCTTGTTCAATGTAGTAGTCGATGTCATCGACCAGTTCGGCATCATGCCGTTTGCATTTCACAAGGTTCAACGTGACGGTGTTGGAGTGACGTTCCAGTTCTGCCCTGAGCATGTCTAACTTCTCCAATGCGATCTCGGAGACGGAGCCGTGTGCGGCTCGTTCTTCGATCTCTCTGATCTCTGCTTCGATCCCGAACTTTTTGCGTCGCACACCAATGATGTGTGATGCCTGTTGTTCGCCACCGAACGCACCGGATGAGATGGTTTGCTTCGCACCGTCTTTACCTGATGTGCGTGACGACTGGTGCAGCACAACCAGCGGAACGTCGTGCCGTCGGGCGAACGCTTTGATCGTGTTCGCTTTCGACGCGACGTTGTCTTCGGTTGGCAGCAACTCTAGGTAGTCGTACACGATGCATGCTGGCTCACCAATGTTGTCTGCGGTTTCATGAACTGCACGATCCATGTCTCCCATGCTGAGGAACTGGTCGAACACTGCGAGTTTGCCGAACTCTTCGGACGCTGTCTGTTCGATCATGTCGATGGTTTCCCGGTCGTCTTGTTCGATCAACTGTTCCAACATCCGGCCCGGTGTACCCGTGATCAGTGACACCAGTTTGATCAGTGTCAATGTGCGTGGCTCATCGGGACAAAAGTACATGATTGGTTTGTCACGGTTCGCCCGCAAAATTTCCATCAGGAACAATGTTTTGCCGGAGTGCGAGTAGCCGTTGATCAGCAGCATCTCGCCGGGTGCCACGCCACGCATCTGCGTGTCGATGTCGTTGAACCCTAGGTAGATGCGATCAGCCGGTGTCTGTACCCAACGGACAAAGTCCCCTACCGAATCGCTGAGTGGACGGTAGAACAGTGGGGCTGGGGCTGGGAGCAGAGACGGAGACGGGGCGACCTCGGTGAGATCGCCCCGCTCCATTTCTTCCCACCGAGCCGCCAGATCGGGGCTGGTGGTGTCGCTCACTTCGGCGGCCAGAACGCGAAGGGCTGACCCTTGGCGTTCATGCTCCCGTCGGCTGCCTTGAACCACGGACGGTTGTTCGTGGCGTTGGCGGTGTCACGGTTGTCGTACACCTTGGTGACGCTGTTCTTCGCGCAAGCAGCGATCAGCCATTCAGGCAGTGGGCCATGCTGGGCACCGGCAACTTCGATGTTTGCAGCGGACTGCTGCACTTCGGTGGTTCCGGGGAACATGTCCTTGACAGCGGCAACACCGCTGGTGGATGCCTGCCCGCCGATCTCTGCGGTCAGGTAGTTGCCGAGTTCGACAATGACCATGGCGATGGTTTGCAGTTCTGCGTAACCCTCGTCGGTGGTGATGTCGATACCACGCTGCGCTGCGTAGTTCAGTGAGTTGGTCAACGTGTTACCTACACGCAAACCGATTTGCTGTTGATCAGCCATGTGATGAACCTCCCTTGGTTCGGTTGTTGACGTTTTTACCGGCTGGTAAAAAACGTCGGTTGGCCCGACACCTTTGGCTTGGGGTGCCGGGTTCCCTCATGTGAGGCTTATAGAAGGTGGCGAAAGCCAACACGCCACCAACAACGAAGATGTATCCGATCAGGGTTTCCATGTTAGTTCATCCCCTGACATGTCTGCCCCCTTGCAGGTGTCCCAGAACGGACACCAGATGTGGGAACACAACGCCGACTGGTCGTTCAACGGCCACGGATTATCCATCCCGTACCGCAACGCGAACTGTGCGGCACTCAACGCTTGCTTACGAACGAACGAGATGTGCCCGATGTCCCGTTGTAGTTCCACGATCTGCGTGTCACCGTTACGTAACATCACGTCATAGAAAAACTTGACTGGCACTTGAGTGACCAGCCCGTCATGAACAGCAGCGGCACAGTACACCGATGGTTGAACAGCCCAGCGTTGCTTCTCCCACTGCTGGTACTTGCGGCTCGCAGACTTGTGGTCCCACACCGTGTTGTTCGGGGCCACATAGTCGATGGTTCCTTCAAACCATACGGGGGTGCCGTCGGCTTCACCGATCTGGAACTCAAACCTGTACTCCACCTGACCGCCGGGCGGCATGATCGGGTACACGTTGTCGGCCCACGCAGCCGACATCAACCGGGTTTGACCGACCATCTCTTCAGGTGTCAGCCCTGTTGACTTCCACGGCTCGGCCTCTGCCGCCATCTGCAACGCTTCCGGTGCAGCCTCAGCGGCCGCACCGGGATCGATCTCACCGCACAACACCTGTTCGATCACAGCGTGCATCGCTGTGCCGATCACGGTCAGGTCGGAACCGATGTTCGCATCGGGTTCGACCACGTTGCGACGTGCCCGTTCTGGGCACAGCAGGAAGTCATTCAACCATGACTGCCTGATTGCTACCCCACCGTCTTCTCTGGTCTTCATGCCTTTACCC